TTAACTTGTAGATAGGCCATACGCACCACGTTAAACTTAAGGTACTGAAGATAACTAGTGAAGTGTATTGTACGTACATCCTCGAATAGCTCAGTTAACGCCTTAGGAGAGACAGTACCGTCGTCTTCCATCTTGACAAGGTGTTTACGATACGCTGCTTCTTTCTTCTGGATGTCGTATTCAATGCCAACCAGCCGTAAGATATAACCACTAACAACAAGTAGCAAAGTACCGCCCAATGTCCAGACGAAAGCTCCTGTAACCAATCCATATTTCCAATCTCCAAACCAGAGGATAGACAACCCTGCGCCAAGACCCAGTAGTAGTGGGAAGAACTCGACGAGAATCATTACGCTCTCTATTAGTGAAACACCTAGACCTTCTACGATCCTCGTGTACTTGATCGTGTCTTCTTGGACACGTTGTGAAGCACCCTCAATGGTACGCCCTTTATCGAAGACCTCGTGGTACCACTCGACCATTGACGCTCTCCAGCGGAAGAGGAAGTGAGCGGTGACAAAGGAACCAACAAGACTGAGGGCAACCCAGGTACCAGCCAACCAACCAAAAGATGCAAGCCCTGCCCAGTACTCACCTATAGTCACAGACCCTGGGGTGGCAAGTGCCTTCTGGATCAGGTCGTAGAAGTCACCGAACCAGTGGTTAATCTGTACGTCTACTTGTACCTGTAACCATAGGGTACCTAGTATAAAGAAGGTGCCGAGGTAGGCCCAGAGGGCCCACTTCTTGCTTGTGTAAAAAACCCACATCAACTCTTCCTTTCTGAGATGTCAGGGTTCTGCCAGTCGTCTATACGTAGTCCTTCGGCTCGTTCCCTATCTCCTTGTTCTTGGTCAAAGGAGCCACCCTGAGGAGACCCTTGCTCAGTCTTCTGCTTAGCTTGTTCTAGCTTTTCAGCATCATCCTGGTTGTAGGGGATAACGTAGAGACGATCACCTCGTTCTTTATCCCAGACCCATACCTTGATAAACTTACCTGTAGCTATATGGTGAATGTACAGGAACTCGTAGGATGGGTAGCCCTCGATGGGACTACCTAGTTGTTTAACGTAGTGTGTCTCCGTAACAGCCCCAAGTAAGATAGAAAGTGTAAGGGCTGATGCCTTAAAGAACCTACCTAACTTGGAGTAGAACATAAGGAACACAACAAGTGTAACGAGTACTACGTATACTGTTTGAATGACTAACATTATGGACCTTCCTCTCCTCTTAGTTTCACTTCGATATCAGAACGAAGGTCCACTATCTCCCCGTCTACCACCCTGAAAGCCACAATAGTACGCTCCTGCCTAGGTGACAACGTAACAGAATCCTCGTGGTGTACCTTAAAGGGTTGGAGCCCTGTTATACGAAGGTTAACCGTTTCTGGGTCACCTTTCGATGAGAAGTAGTGTACGTTGATGATGTAGTCCCCGTCAGGCAAGACCGTCATAGTAGTGATCTCGTAGTTACGGGTAACCTCTACTCGCTCCCCGTTGATAACGAAAGTGTCACTGCCTTTACCAAGGTCATCCTTCTTTAGGGTTATGAACCCGTTGCTCTTGTACCCGTAGCTAACGATCTTACCGTCAGGACCACGGGTGTACAGGTCAAGGTCTCTTGTACTCTCATCATCCCATGTCAACTCCACCATGATTACTACGGGTGGGTCAACCACCCCTGTTTTAGCGATAGGGTTTATCAACAGGAAAGCGATAACAAACAGAGAAGTGAAACCCACCAGGAGGTTAAACAACAAGTCAACGAACGCAAGGTTGCTTGAGTAACGTCTCATATCAACCCTCCAAGATTACTAGCTGTAGTTTTAACCAGAGTGACGATAGGAGCCCTACAAGGGACGTTACAAGAGCAGTAGACATACCTGATGCAAGAACTCCGATAGCCTCTGTCATACTCTCTGTAGACGATGTGTCGATCTCTGTGAAGGCAGAGTCTAGTACAAGGAGGAACCCGAACAGAGTACCCACCATACCTAGACTAAGCACAGCATCAGACAGGAACCAGGACATATTGTTGTCTTGTCCGACCATTTTCTTAGAACGAAGCCCCATTGTAGCAGATGTCACCAAGGTTACACCAAGGATAACAAACGTCAACAGTGTACTATCTGCCTCGTACAGTAGGAACGCAATAACAAAGAGAGACGTAAAACCTACGAGTAGGTTAAACAGTAGGTCTACAAAGGCTAAGTTGCTTGAATAACGTCTCATACTACCCCTCCAATACAACCAGCTGTAGTTTTAACCAGAGTGACGATAGCAGCCCTACAAGGGATGTTACAAGGGCAGTAGACATACCTGAGGCAAGAACCCCAATAGCTTGTGTCATACTCTCTGTAGACGATGTGTCGATCTCTGTGAAGGCTGACCCTAGTACAAGAAGGAACCCGAATAGAGTACCTACCATACCAAGGCTAAGAACTGCATCAGAGAGGAACCAGGACATGTTGTTATCTTGTCCAACCATTTTCTTAGCACGTAGTCCCATCATGGACGATGAGATAATAGCTATACCTAGGATAATGAATGTCAACATTGTGCTGTCTGCTTCGTATAACACATTACCTAGATTAAACCAGTACTGACCCCCTATAAGACCCAAGATACCGGCGTTAAACACGAAGTACCATTTCCAAGTTCTCATCTTATAGTCCTTTCCGTAGGAGGTGCAACCTTGTTGAACCAGCGATACGGGTAGCAGCCCAGTTAGCTGGGAGGTCCCTTGGTTCCGTAAAGTCGTTATCTTTCATCTCAAAGAGTTTTAAGTCTTGTGTGGTAAGTAGTAGGAACGTACCAGAGTCTGTGTACCGGGAAACCATGTACGGTATCTGAAGCGTGTAACCCATGTTGAAGAAGTAACCAGCTGTCAAGGTACCCATATACTGACCTCCTTTTAAGCCATCAGAGAAGGTACCTAGGGCATTGTTAGCCCATGCCACATGGAACCCAAGGAGGCCCTCTGAGACCTTCTCTTTACCAGCTATAAAGGCCACAGCACAAGCGCTTAGACAGACCTCCCCTCGACGGACAACAGTTGTAAGACCGAGGTCCTTTATTGTGTACCCAAGCTCGTACCCCTCCACAGCCACACCTCCGTTAGAGGACAGGACTAAAACCCTAATGCCTGTCTCCTCTACCTTAGCTCGTACCTTTGCTGAATCACCTTGGAGGATGTCCCCTGACAGATGGATGGCGTTTGATGTGGATGTGGCGATGGCTGCGTGGGCGGAGCCTATGCCCAGTGTAAGGGCTGTTAGGACTCCTGCTAAACCTCGAATCATTTGTGTATCTCCTTTAGTGTCTCATTGGCCCACTTCAGGTACTGTTCAGCTTTCGCCATGTCTTCTGTGGGGTTTCCTTTATAGAAAGCTCGATGGTTGTACTTCATTACGTTACCTCGACAGTAAGCGATGAAGCCTTCCTTGCCAAGAACTTGCTTGATGTAGTCGATACATTCCACCCCAGCTTGGCTGTAGTGAAAGGGTTTATCAATGTTGTTGTAGTTGTTATCTTCGATACCGGAAGTCTTCTTAGCTGCGGCACCTTTATAAGTAGTTTCACGCTTAGTCTTGCCCTTAGGCTTTGGTTTCTGCGGGGCCATATCTTTTCCTATTCTGTATTAAAAAAGGGGAAGACCTTGCGATCCTCCCCGTTAGTATACCATACTTGGTTATGTTATGTCAAGGTCAACTACACTCACGTTGACCTGTATTGACGTCGAAGTAACAGGCTCCTCCCTCTTTCTCATCGACGAAGTCACTGTTGTCCTCTTCTAACTTCTCCTCTACTACATCCTCAGAGGAGGAGGCGTTGAGGATACCATAGCGTTTACCAGAGGCACGGAAAGTAGTACAACCAGATGCACCTCCGTCATACGCAGCCATGTACACAGCTTTGAACTCATCCCATGACACATCGTCACCTACGTTACAGGTCTTAGAGCAAGCACTGTCTACGTAGCGTGAGGCTAGGTTAAGAACCTCTACGTGGGTCAACACAGGGAGGTCATCAGCCTTGCGGCCTTTAACACCGAATGTGCGGTAACCGTAGTCGTCTACACGTTCAACCCGTGGGCCATCGAAGGTCTGGATAGTACGGTCAAAACCGTAGGAGAAGACTGGTTCGATACCCGACGAGACGTTGTCAGCTGAGAGGCTGATAGTACCGGTTGGTGCTACACTGAGTAGGTGGCTGTTACGGATACCATAGCGGCTGATCCTATCCCGAATGTCTGTTGGTAGTGTCTTTGCGAAGTCACTGTCGAGGAACTCTTCGCGGTACAACGGGAACGGTCCTTTCTCAGCCGCAAGAGATACAGAGGCTTTATACGCTGTGTCACGGATAAGCTTCATGATCTTCATGAGAGTAAGAAGGAACATAGGGGAGCCATACTCGTGGCCCATAGCTTCGATAGCGTTAGCTACACCTGTGACCCCAAGACCCATACGTCTTTTAGACTTAGCTTCTGCCTCTTGTGAAGGAAGAGGGTATACTGCTCGGTCAACTACATTGTCCATAGCACGTACGACATGCGGGATGTCATGCTTAAGGCTCTCGTAGTCAAACGAGTAGGTACCGTCACACTCGTAGATGTACTTGACTAGGTTGAATGAACCAAGGAGACATGCACCGTTTGGTGGCAAGGGTTGCTCACCGCATGGGTTAGTCGCTGCAATAGTCTCGCAGTAGTGCAGGTTATTCTTCTTGTTAATACGGTCGATGAACAAGATGCCTGGTTCAGCCCAATCCCATGTACTACGCAGGATGTCATCCCACAGGGCACGGGCATTGACAGTGTCATAGACACGGCCTTCAAAGACTAAATCAAAGGTATCATCTTCTTTAACAGCTTGCATGAACTTGTCTGTGACACCTACTGATAGGTTGAACTGTGTAAAAGCTGTTGAATTGGTCTTGGCGTGGATGAATGAAGAAATGTCAGGGTGGTCTACCCGCAGTACACCCATCTGAGCGCCTCTACGGTGGCCAGCTGAGCTGATAGTCTTGCATACTGCGTCAAAGATACCCATGAAGCTCAGAGGACCACTAGAGCGGCTCTCTAGGCCCTTAATGAGGGCACCTGAGGGACGGAGGGTACTGAAGTCATAACCGATACCACCTCCAAGCTGCATAGTCTTAGCAGCCTCTTGTGCTGCGAGCATGATACCTTCCATAGAGTCAGGGATGGTCATACTCACAAAGCAGTTGTAAGCCGTGACACGACGAGGAGCACCCATAGCTGACTGTACTCGCCCAGCAGGTAAGTACCGCATATCATACAGAATCTCACGGAACTCTTGGAAGTGGTGCTCGTCGTCCTTGAGTGCGTTGGCAACCCGTGTCATAGCCGCTTTAAAACCCTCTCCTTTGCTACGGTACTTCATCTGGTGAATCTCTTCAGACAGACCGATTGTTGGGCCTACTGGTCGTTCTTCTTTACGGGAGTTCTTAATCATACTTACGTTTTCCTTGTGCTTCATTATATGTGTGTATACGGTGGCAGTTAGCGCAGAGTACCCTGCACTTTCGTACTTCCTCGAAGATGCCTTTCACTGAACGCCCTGCTATAGACTGAGCTATGTGGAATGCCTTGTCTTCTGGATTGATGTGGTCAAAGTCTAGAGCGGCGGGGTGTCCCCTCCACCCGCAATCAGCACAACCACACTTTACCTTGTACTGACCAAGGAGGTACTTCCTACGTTGAGTCTGCCTTGCCTTTTTCTCGGAGTAAGCAGCATCAAGTATGTCCTTTCCATCGATGGTGTTTTGGTTTGAGGCTCTGCGGAGTTTCGCTTCAAGCGCAT